TGACGGCGCGCGCAGCCGGGCCCACCCGCCAGTTCCAGGGCAGACCGAGGTCAGCCTCGGCGATGGGCAGTGAGGCCAACGTCGTATCCAGGACGACGACCCGGGCCCCGGCCGGGGCGGGGTTGCCCATCGCGTATTCCGTCCCGCGCTGGCCACGCAGGAGCCGGGTGAGCCGGTATCGGCCTGGGGCGATCAGTTCGGCCGCGCCCGCCTGCACGATCTCCCACACTCCTGCTGCGGCCTGGACCGCCAGTGCGTTCGCCCCACCGAACAGTGCGACGTCCGTCACGCTTTCCAGGGTTCCGGACAGGAGATCGACCACCAGCGCATTGCCCAGATCGAAGCGGGAGGTCGGCCCCGGAAAGAAGTCGAAGGCCAGCGTGCCGATCCGCGCCCGACTGCCAAAGGTCGTCAAGAGGTTGAACCCATCCGTCGAGGCGCTGCGGAAGACGGCGATCTCGCCGGGCCAGGGGCTGGCATGGGCGGCAATCAGGGGGCGATGGGCGGGCTGGTCCTCGGTGATCTGTGGCAGGTCCAGCATCACCACCTCGGGCGTGCCGAAGACGACGGGGCTGGCGAGCGAGGCCGGGCGGGGATCGCCGGGCGGTAGGTCATAAGCGGCGCGGTCCTGGCGCACCGCCTCCATCCCGCGCGCTTCCGCATCGGCGACCGAGACGAGCCGGAACTCGACCTCGCGGCCATCATGCGCCAGCCGGATCACGTCGGCGGGATCGAGGGCCATCCGCGAAGGCGGCAGGCGGAACGTGGCGCTTTCCCGGCCGATCCAGGCTTCCGACAGCGCGCGGCGGCAGCGGCGTTCCGCCTCCTCGGGCGGGATCGCCATCGGGAAGCTTTCCGAGGCGATACGCGTTGTGTCGACGGTAATACGCCGTGCCTCGACGAGGGCCGCGTCATAGTCCTCGTCTGCCCGCGCGACCTGCCACTTCAGGGCCTGGGGCAGTTCGGTCTCCTGCGCGCGGACCAGTTCCAGCGCCTCGCCTTCACGGCTTGCGACCAGATCGTCGATGGCCAGTGTGACGACCGAGGCGCGGCCACGCATGACGAAACGGATCACGCCCTCCGTTTCGACGGCATCGAAGCCGAAGTGGCGGGCCAGTGCGGAAATCGACGCGCGGGGGCTTTCCAGCGCCCCGATCACATAGCCCTCGACCGCGCCCCAGAGGCCAGAGACGTCGATGAGGTCTTCCGACAGCCCGGCGCGCACGCAAAGGTGGCGCACCAGCGCGGCGAGCGATACCGCGCCCAGCCGCCCCGTCAGCCAGTGCCCCAGCCGCCAGTTCGGGCCGTCCGTCCAGATACCTGTCAGTTCCGGAAAGAACGGATAGGGCCGCGCATCCCAGGTCCAGGCGGTGCATTCCGGAACATGCACCATCCTGCCGCCGTAGACCGAGGACACCGGGTTGTTGGCCGGGCTGCCCCACCACAGATAGCTGGCCTCGAGATAGGCGCGCTGGATCGCGTCGTCGCGCCAGCCGCGGGAGAAGTACGGCGTGAAGCTCTCGGACGACTTCGGGTCGAAGAAGACATTCGGCTGGTTCGTGCCCCGGTCGATGGCAGGACAGCCCAGTTCGGTGAACCAGACCGGCTTCGACTCCGGCACCCATGCGGTGGGCGTGCCGCTCTCGACCCCGCCCGGGCGGTTGAAATGCGGGTTCGACCACCAGGCGCGGAGATCCTTGTAGCGGAACACCCAAGGCTTGCCAGCGGCACTGTCGCTGATGGGCGTCCGGATCTGTGCCGACCGGGCGGCGGCGCTGGCGTAGAACCAGTCGAAGCCTTCGCCACCGGCGATGTTCGCCTGCAGGTAGGCCCGGTCATGGATCGCGGGCCAACCTTGCAGGGCGTCGGCGTGGTCGAAGCCGTCGCGCCAGTCGGAGAGCGGCATGTAATTGTCGATGCCGATGAAATCGATGTTGGCATCCGACCAGAGCGGGTCGAGGTGGAAGAACTGATCCCCTGTCCCATCGCCCGGCTGGTGGCCGAAGTATTCCGACCAGTCGGAAGCGTAGCCCACCTTGGTGCCCGGCCCGAGGATCGCCTTCACATCCGCCGCCAGTGCCTTGAAGGCCATCACGGCGGGATAGGCGCTGGCGCTGGAGCGGATGGTGGTCAGCCCGCGCATCTCGCTGCCGATCAGGAAGGCATCGACACCGCCTGCCACAGCGCAGAGATGCGCGTAGTGCAGGATCATCCGGCGCAAGCCCCAGTCGCCCGCAGGGCCGGTCCAGCTGACTGTGTCTCCGGTAACGGCAAACTGCGCCAGGGTCGCCGCGCCGAAGAAGCTGGAGACCTGCGTTGCGGCGGCGGCGGTCTTGTCCACAGTCCCCGCATATCCCGGCGCAGGGGAGCAGGTGATCCTGCCCCGCCAGGGGAAGCTGGGCTGGCCCGGTGTGGCAGCGTTGGCGCTGTAGGGGTTCGGCAGCGTGTTGCCGGGCGAAACGTCCATCAGCAGGAACGGGTAGAAAGTCACCCGTAGCCCGCGCGCCTTCATTTCGCGGACCGCCTGCACCACCGCGAAGTCAGCAGGCGTGCCGCCATAGACCGGCCGGTCCTCGGCATCGCGGCTGACCAGATGCGCGTTCGCCCGCGCTACGCCATTGACAGTCCAGACCTTGGGGCTGGTGACCTTGGTCGCCACCTCCACGCCGGGCTTGATGGTGCAATTGCCCGCGCGCAGGTCATTGCCGAACCAGGAGACGACGAGGCTGACGCTTTCGACAGCCGGGGCCATGGCTTGCAGCCGGTCGAGGGCCACGACGATGTCGGCCTCGTCGGGTAGCGCGTTCAGGTTCTCGGCCGAGGTGGTGCCGCCGAAGCCGCCCGCGCTCTTGCGGATCGTTTCCGTCGCATAGGTGAACTCGCCAGAGGCCGGGATCATCGTCACCGCCTTGACCAGCCCCTCGGCCGTGTCGGGATCCGCGAGCGGCCGGAACACCTCGAAGCTGAGCTGCGGCAGGCGATTGCCGTAGCTCGCAAGCGGCAGTTCCTCGAAGACGACGTAGGCGGTGCCGCGATATGCCGGGGTGCTGGCCGCCCCCATCTTGGCGGCGATGAACGGGTCAGGCGTCTGGGTCTCGTTCCCCGGATACCAGCGCCAGGTGATGCCGGTCATGTCGAGCGGCTTGCCATCGGCCCAGATGCGGCCGATGCCGGTGATCGGGCCTTCGCAAAGCGCCACGGCAAAGCTGGCGTAGTACAGGTACTCGGTGGTCCGGACCTTGCCACCGCCACCACCCTTGCCGCCGCCTTGCGTCGTGGTCTTCGTCTCCTCGCGGAAATCCGTGGCCCAGATGATGTTGCCGCCGATGCGCATGCGGCCGTAGAGGCGCGGGATGATCGCCCCCTCGGTCGCCGAAGTGATCCGCAAGCTGTCGAGGCGCTGGCCTTCGATCTTCTGCGTGGGCGCGAGCGAGGACACGATCCAGCTGTCCACCACCGAACCGATGGTCGATCCGATGAAGCCACCGATGGCGGCCCCGGAAAAGCCGAGGATCGCGCCACCGAAGGCCCCGCCGATGGCGGAACCGACGGCACCGAGGACAAGCGTCGCCATTGCGGAAATCTCAGCGTGCTGGGAACAGGAAGGCGAAGGCGATGCGGCGTCGCCATGTCGGTGTCAGCGGTTCCTCGATCACGCCCAGCCGCTCGTAGGCGTGGAGGAAGGTATCCGGGCCGGTGAGGATGCCCACATGCTTGGCGATGGCACGGGGCATCATGCGGAACAGGATCAGCGCTCCGAGCCTGGCCTCGGATGGAGCGACCTCCGGCATCATCGCCCGTGCGCCTTCGGCCAGCACCTCGCGCGGCCCCGTCTCGCCCCAGTCGCGGCTGTAGGGCGGGATCGGGAACGGCTCCGGCCCGACCACATCGCGCCAGACGCCGCGCGCGAGACCGAGGCAGTCGCAGCCGACCCCGCGCAGGCTGGCCTGATCGTGGTAGGGCGTGCCCAGCCAGGATCGCGCGGCGGCGATGACGCGGGCGGGATCAGCGATCGGAACGGGCGCAGTCACAGGACCGCCCCCTCATGGCCGCCGTCCTTGGTGGCGTAGCGCAGCACGGCATCCTGGCCTGGGATGTTCGGGAAGCCGCGGAAGTTAGCGACATTGGCGAACTTCGCACCACAAGTGGCGATCCGCTTGTCGCAGCCCGCCCGGACCACGAAGGCATCCGTCGCCATGATCGGGCGCACCGGCGCTTCCAGCAGGGTCAGGATCGCCACGCCATCGACGAGGTCGTGGGACAACACCTCGACCCGCCGCCCGGCATTCGCGCCGGTCGACCATTCGACAAGGCCGAAGGCAAACCAGCCTGCGGCAAAGGTGCCGAGGCCGGAAGCGGTGAAGGCGCGATCCCGCAGCAAATCGATCACCGCGCCGCTGCCCTTTAACGCCGAGGCATCCAGGTTCACGCCGCAGCGCGCATCGCCCAGCGCGGCATCGCAGCTGGCCTGGAACGTCCGCCCGACCGTCTGCCCGAGGACATGGGCCAGTGACCTGACCTCGGCCACGAAGGCGAGCCGCCCGCGCCGGATCTGGCCGATGGCCCCGCGGCGCAGCAGAACGCGCTGCGCCGGGCTTGCCCAGTTCACCCGCCAGACCTCGACCGCCGCATTGTCCCAACGGCCGTCAAGGATGTCGGTCTCGGTGATCCGGTCGGAGGACAGCACGCCCTGAGCGTCCTGCGCGTCCACGGACAGGTCGGAGCCCGAGCGCACCTCGGAGGCTGTCAGCCCGCTTTCCGGCTCGAACTCGGTCCCGTCGAACGACAGCGCCCTGTCGTGGTCGGTGAAGCCGAAGGTCACGCCATCGGCGCGGGTGATCCGCCAGTACCAGGCGAGCGTCGTCGTGCCGTCGTCGAGATGGGCCTGCAGCGCGGGCGGGAGGGACTTCATGGCCGGTCTCCTCGCGCCGCTGCCGCGCAAAGGGCGACGACAAACATGCCGATGGCACCGCCCACAACCATGCCTGCGAGAAACTCAGTCATCGCCGCGGAACCCGCGTTCGAGGCGGTCGCGCAGCCCGATCAGGCCGAGGCCGAGCGCGATCAGCGCGGCAGGCGATGCGTCGCCGGAGCCTGCCAGCGTCGCGACGAGGCGGGCGAGATCGGCCAGCGGACCGGTGGCGGGCAGCGCGAGGGAGGCGGCGCCGATCGCGAAGGCGAGCAGCCCCGCCCACCAGGTGAGAGACGTGGGACGAATGTAGCGCATGGGATCAGGCCCTCCGGATCAGGGTGGTGAAAAGGCCGACCAGCCGGGCGAGCCAGCTGGCAGGTGCGTCGGGCGCAGGCTGCGGGACAGACGGCAGCAGCGCAGGTGTCGGTCGCAGCAGGTCCAGCGCCTCGGCCTCGGTCAGGCGGCGAACGGGCCGCGAGAAATCCACCCGCCCGCCGCGGTCCACGGACCAGACCGGGATCGTCCCGCCGGGATAGCGGCCGTGGCGGAAGAGGTCGCGCTCGGCCTCGCGGCGCGGGATGATCGAGGCCGGTCGCCGCCAGTTCAGAAACGCGTCGGCGGCTGCAACGCGATTGCCGGCGTTGATCGCCTTCGTCAGCGTGGCCCTGGCGATGGCGCCGGTGTTGTAGTGGAACGAGACCAGCGCATCGAACTCGTGCGGGGCGAGCGGCATCTTTACCGCTCGGCGCACCTCGACCTCGTAGGCGGCAAGGTCCGAGCGGAAGATCCGGAACGCCTCGCGGATCCCCGCCTCCAGATCGGCGGGCATGCCGCGCGGCATTTGCGCCGGATCGGGCGGACCGGCGGCGGCCGTGTGGCCGATGCCGAAGGTCCAGACGGTCTTCACATCGAGATAGGGTCCGGGCACGATACCCTCGTGCCGGACGAGGGCCAGGAGGCCCCGGTCTGTCATGTGCATGGGATTACCTGAGAAGCGAGAGGACGAGGATCAGCGCGGCGACGGCGAGGCCGACCGCCAAGCGGTGGCGGAAGGCCTGACCGGGATCGCCCGGGGCGCAGCGAAGGGCGCGCGCAAGGCGGAGAATGTCATTCATCGTCCGCCCCTCCCTTCGCGCCGCGCAGCCGGGCAAGGACGAGTTCGATGAAGGCAGGGCCGAAGACGCCCACGAGATAGGCGGCCGAGCCGGCCGCGCCGCCCGCAGGGATCGCCTGCGGCGGCAGGGCGAGCCAGGCGGTGACGAGGGCCATCGAGAAGCTGCCCATCCCGGCCGCGATCAGCCCGCCGAGCAGGATGTGGCGCAGCGCGTCGCGCAGCCGCATCCGCGTGGTCAGGGCATTGGTCGCCCCGCCCAGCGCACCCCAGGCGGCGAGGATCACGGCTGTTGACGCGGCCAGTTCGCGCAGCACCGCCGCCAGAAATCCGGTCTCGTCGTTCATGTGCGGATCTCCACGAGCGGGATCGAGGTGATCGACCCGAGGCGTTCGAGGTCGAGGGTGACGTCGAGGGCGTCGGTGTCGAAGCGGACGGGCACGTCGAATTCGAAGCCCGCCGTGATCGCGACGCCTGCGGCCGGGGCGGTGGTGAAGGTCACCAAGCCCGTCGCGGTCGAGACCGACCAGCCGGAGGGCTGCGGGGTGCCATTCAGGGCAATGGTCACGGTCCCGGCAACGGGCTTGGTGATGGCGCGTGTCCAGAATTGCGCCCCCGAGGTGTAACGCTTGGCGAGCTGGAACTGCGTCGCCGTTCCGTTCCCGGTGCCGATGGGCTGATCCAGCGGCGAGGGCGCGGCCGATGGCAGGCAGGACTTGAAATCGGCCCAGTCCTTGAAGCGGAAGCCGTGGAGGCGGCCATTCCGGGCCTCGAAGAAGGCCACGACCGCTGCCAGATCATCGGCGCGGCGGATGCCGTAGGCCACGTCATAGCGACGGCGCGAGTTCGCCCAGCTGGCGTTGCGTTCCTCGGCCCCGCTCGCCAGCTCGACGATCTGGGTGCGTCGTTCCGGGCCGCCGCGTGCGCCTCGGCTGATGTTGTCCGGAAACCGGACTTCGTGAAATGCCATTGCTGATCCTCACATGCCCCTCCGGCCCAGCGACACGGCTCGGGCGATGTCGCTGGCGACCTGCGTGCGCGACTGGCGGAAGCTCTCGGCGTCGCGGGCGTTGATAGTGACATTGACGGTCGAGGCACCCGTCTGGCCGTACCCTGCCGCCTCGCGCCGGGACAGGACCCGCTCCCCCTTTTGCAGGATCGCGGGAACCTCATCCGGCCGCAGCCCGGCCCAGCCGCCGTTGT